TTCTTTTTTCTTTGTCCGTACCTGCGCCAATTCATCACTCAGGCCAGACAGACTTACTTGCTTATCCATGCCTATATTTTACCACACTTGCCTTTATTCCGCATCTTTTCTGTGCGGTATTGCCTTATATATTTCTGGGGAGCAACCATTGCGGTTACTCCCCAGAAAGCTATATAAGATAATCAATTACTGTTCATCAGGTTCTTCACTGCTGCTTAGCGAAAAAGCCCGTTTTCCCGAGAAGCGCTCCTTGAGATGCTTCAGCTGATAGTCAAGCTCGTCAATGATCTTCTGAACCTCTTCCTGCGTATAGTCATACGATAATCTGCGCCCTCATCACAGGGGGGCTGACGCTGATGGGCGTGCTCATCGCCAACGGCAAACAGCAGGCGATCACGGACACCAAACTGGACGAGCTGACCCGCGAGGTGCGGGAGCACAACAGCTTCGCCCAGCGGGTGCCGGTGATCGAGGAACAGATCAAGGTAATCAATCACCGGATTCAGGATCTGGAGCATATCAGTGAACGCTGAAAGGAGAACGCTATGGAAAACATCAAGAAACGGCTGGGCAATCTGCTTGCGGTGAAGTCTCTGGTGACCATCACCCTGACAGTGGTGTTCGCAGTGCTGGCCCTGCGGGAGAGCATCAGCGGCAGCGAGTTCCTGACCATCTTCACGGTGGTCATCGGCTTCTACTTCGGGACCCAGCGGGTAGCCGAGGACAAGAACAGTTGAACCCGGTTGAAGAATCAACCGAAAAATTTGAAAGGGGTACATACCATGGAAAAGATCTACGAGAACATCATCAACGAGGGCAAGAAGAACGGCAAGAAACTGAGTGAGATCAACGCCGAGCTGAAGGCGGCGGGCGCGACCTTCCATCTGGACTATACCATGACCCCCGACGGCCCTCAGACCGGCTGGTCTGAGCAGGAAATGAAGGAGGGCTTCATTCCTGCGGAAAAGGAACCGGAGGACGTGAAACACCTGCATGACTACATGCGGCGTGACCCCGCCAAGGCCAACACCGAGGAGGAGGTCTGGGTCCCGGAAGGTCATTACCGCATTACCTTTGACGAGGACGGACGCCCCACAAAGGCCGTGCGGGTGTGATGGAAACCATTCAGCCGAAAACCCGGGCAGCGGTGCTGAAAATTGCGGAGTGGCAGGAGGGCGTCGTTGAGATGCCCTCCGGCTCCAACAAGGTGAAATACAACACCGCCTACTACGGCAAGGCGGTGAGCGGCAGGGCCTTTGCATGGTGTCTGGTGTTTGTATGGTGGGTGTTCCGGGAGGCGGGGTTCAACCTCTACAAAACCGCCAGCTGCACGGCCTTCGTGAACCGCTATCGGGCGTTCTCGCCCGGCCAGATCGTCACGGGGGACTATAAGCCGGGGGATATCGTGTTTTTTGACTTTTCCGGGAAACGGAAAAAGACCGAGCACTGCGGGATCGTGACGGCGGTGGACGGCGGCAGCGTGCGCACCGTTGAGGGCAACACCGGCACTGGCAACGACGCCAACGGCGGGGCCGTCATGCGGCGGACGCGGCGCGTGGGGCTGGTGACCTGCGCGATCAGACCGGGTTATCCGGATTAAATGAGAGGAGGGCCAGAAGATGGCAACATCCACGCGGAAACGCGCTCTGCAAGTCTGGAAAACCCATGGAGAAAACAAACCGAGAGATCCGGGCGCTGTTGTCATCCATGGCCCCGGCCCGGGCGGCGCAGGCCGTCCGGCTGGTAGGCTTGCCGCCTGACGAGGAGACGGCGGTGCTGGCGGTGGACGTCCACGGCCAGAGCTGCCTACAGGCGGCGGCGCTGCTCCACGTCAGCGTGGACGGGTTAGCCAAGATCCGGCGGCGTGCCTACGCCAAGATCGCGGATGATATGCAGGGATAAAGAAAAGCCGTGTCCGAATCGGACACGGCTTTCCTTCGGGCAGTTTGAGGGCAGAATACAGGCAGTTTCCGGGCAGTTTGGCTGTCCGGATTTTTTGTATCATTGAGATAGGAAAAGGAGGTGCGCTATGGATCAGCAATTTGCAATCGCAGGATACACGGGCTCCAGCTGCCTGATGTGTGCCATCGACGGCGCGGACATCTGGCAGGTGGACTATTTTGGCAACCGTCAGCAGCTCATCGGCAAGACCGCAGCGGCCTACACGGAACTGGAGGGCACCACCCAGCAGTACTATGACAAGCTGGTGGAGTTGGGCGTCATCACCCCGCCCAAGACGCAGGAGGAGCTGATGGGTGAGATGCAGTCGGCCATGAGCGACATGGCCGAGATCATCAAGGGCCTATCGGCCCAGGTAAAGGAGCTGAAGGAGAATGGATCTCAAACAGATCATAGCGGCCGCGTCGAAGATGTTCCCCAGCGCCGACCTGCAAAACGCGGTGCAGAAGGCGGAGCAGGCGATCAGCGGGACGGCTGACACGCTGGAGGGCGTCCAGAGCACAGCCAGACGGCTGGGCATTGACCCCAATATCGCAAACAGCCTGTATGCCCGTTATGGGCGGACGATGCAGGCAAAGGCCCTGTGCGGCCTTCTGGGGACCACACCGGAGGCCTTGCGCTCCGATGCCAACAAGATCCTTGGCGGCGCACAGAATGGCTCCCAGCCCCCTCAGAAGGGGAAAGCGGGGGGTTCCACCAAATTCCCCCGGCTGAAATAGCCGGCTGGAATAAAAACACGAAAGGAGCACGAACACATGGAAGATCGTAGCACTGGTATGAGCTGGATTGCAGTCCTCTTTGTCATCATCGTGATTTTTGCCATTTTCGGCGGGAATTTCGGCGGCGGCTGGGGCTGGAATCGCGGCAACAATCCCTATCCCCCGCAGGAGGGCTGCACCCGGGTGAGCAACTGCGAGATCGAGCGACAGGAGATCGCCGACACCGCCCGGACCCAGTACCTCATCGAGCAGCAGAGCAATGACACCCGTATGGCTATCAACGCCAGCACGGAGGCCATCACCTCTCAGGCCAGCCGGATCTATGAGCAGCGTCTCCAGGAGACCATCTTCGATCTTAAGATGGAGAACCAGAACCTCAAGAACGGCATCTTCACCAAGGAGCAGACCGACGCTCTGGCGGCGAAGATCTCTGACTGCTGCTGCGGCTTCAACCGCCGTCTGGATGCCATCGAGGGCCGGATGCTGACGAAGCCGAACCTGTACGGCGTGGCGTCCACCTGCGGAGGCCAGATCATCCCCGCATCCTGCGGCTGCAACGGCAGCGGCAACATCTGAGCAACTTTTTCCACAGCGGAAACAGTTCAGGCCCCTTTGGCCGGGTAATGGGCGGGGCCGGTGCCCCGCCCTTCAATTTTGAAAGGAGAGTATTATGAGTTGTAAATCTGCTTTGTACGCTGCCATGCAGACTCCCACGGCGGTAGCTGTTGGCGGCGTCATCCCTCTGGGCGGCCTGATCCGGCGGTACGGATGCGACATTGCCCTCAACGGCAACGCGGTAAACCTCGCCGGGACTGGCTATTATGACGTGGACGCATCCATCACCGCCACCCTCACGGCGGCCGGAGCTGTCACCGTCACCCTTTACAAGGACGGCGTGGCCGTCCCCGGCGCCACCGCCACCGAGACCGGCGCGGCCAGCGGCACGGTCAACCTCGATCTTACGGCGCTGGTGCGGCAGCCCTGCTGTGCTGCCGGTGCGGCTCTGACTCTGGTACTGACCGGCGTGGAGGCCACCGTTGACAACGTGGCCCTGCGGGTTCAGCGGATCTGACGGAGGCGCGGCATGGTGCAGCTGTTAATTGGGATGCTGCTGGGCGTCATGGCTGCCACACCCACCGGCCGCAGCATCGGCAACCAGATCGGCAACGCTGCCATTGATAAGGTCAAGGAGGCCATGAAGGCTCCGACGGCCAGAGAGGAGGACAATCATGGAGAATCTGCATGAACAAATCAAGGCGTATATTCCCAAGCTAGAATACAGCATCCGGGAGTATATGCGGAATCCTGCCACCCCTAACGCGGCGCAGGGGATCATGGCGATGGTGGAATGCCTCAACATGCTCAAGGGCGCAGAGGGGGCGATCTGCACGGGCCGGGAGATGACCAAGGCCGACGCGGAGGCGTGGGCGGCTCACATGGTCAACGAGGACGGCACCACCGGCCCGCACTGGCCCATGGAGCAGACCACGGCCCTGGCGGAGAGCATGGGCCTGTCTTGGGAGAAGATCTCCCCGTGGTGCTGGTGGATCACGATAAACATGATGTACTCCGACTACGGCAGCGTGGCCATCCACTACGGCGTCAGCACGGCGGAGTTCTTTGCGGAGCTGGCCCAGGCGTTCCTGTTTGACAAGGACGGCCCCGGCCCCAAGGCAAAGCTGGCGGCCTACTACCACGGCATCGTCAAGGCGGGGGAGCAGGGCTGACTGTGTTCGGGACTGTGTTCACGCATCCCTTTATAACCGTTTCTATCCGGCTTTAACAGCCAGTTAAAAACAGCGAAAAACCGTTGAAATTGCAAGCATTACAAGCAATTCCAACGGTTTTTCATTTGGCAAGTGGCTTCAATTCGGATATTTTGTTTCAGCCGTTTCCGCCATCAATCGGTCGAAGTCACTCTGATAATTTTTGTCCTGAATGATATTGATAGGTTTTTCCGTTGTCAGCAACTTGTGTAAATTTTGCACGAGTTTCTTTTTCTGCCAGCTCCCCATCCTGAAAGATGTTCTTGAGGTGCTTGGTCACTACGCTTCGGTCTACATCAAAAAGCTGTGCGATCCCATCCTGAGTCAGCCAGGCCTCGCCATCCTGCACACGGACTTCAATACTGTCGTCACCGGCATCCTTAGTGAAAACGAGGAAATCGACTGTACTGTTACGAATGGCTTTTCTGTTTTTTTCGTGTTCATTCCCTCGTATGATGATGGCCGGTTATTTCACGCAGCAACCCCTGACATCCCGCCAGCACATCCTGCCACGTCGCCTCGAAGTCCTCGGTGTACCACGGGTCGGCAACATCGCCGGGGCGGTCGGTGTAGTCCATCAGGAGGTGCAGTTTTCCGGCAAAATCGCCGCCGCAGATGCGGTGCATATTCCGCAGATTCGCGCTGTCCATGCCGATCAGGAGATCGTATTTTTCGTAGTCGGCATTGGTGAGCTGCCGCGCCGCGTGGCCGTCGCAGGAGATCCCATGCTCCGCCAGCTTGCGCCGCGCCGGAGGATAGACCGGATTGCCGATCTCCTCCCGGCTGGTGGCCGCCGATTCGATATGGAACTCTGACACCAGCCCCGCTTTCTTCACCAAGTCCTTCATCACGAACTCGGCCATGGGGCTGCGGCAGATATTTCCATGACACACAAAGAGTATCTTCTTCATCGCTCTCGCACTCCTGCGTTACTTCTTTTTCTTCAGTATAGCAGGAAACCGCCTGTTCGTCGAGAGAAGAATACAGCCACGCCTGCGTTTTGATCGATTCCAATAATTTCGTTTTTTTCCATCCAAAACGCAGAGCGGCTCGGATGTACCACGCCCGTTCCTCGCTGCTGCCACATCCCTCTAAAATCGCCACATTCCGCGTCCAGCCGAGGTGTATCGCCAGCCGCATGATTTCAGGAGTTTTCTCGTAGGCTGCGTAAAACGCCCGCATACGGCGCAGATTGCGGGGAGAGAAGCCCTCGGCCGCGGGATAGGCCGCTTGCAGGTATTCCGACGCCGCGACAGCCGCTCCTTTCTCTGCTCTGCCGCTGACCACTCGACCGATCTCGCGGTACAACTCCATCTGCGGGAGCTGCGCCGCCATAAGCGTGTCCAGTGTGGTGAACATGGTGATGTAATCTGTGGGTTTGCGAATGTTCATGGGCTTTCTCCTTTCCGGCGCGGTGCGCCTGATCAACGCTCAAAGCAGAGAAAAGCACGGCGGTGTCACCGTGTTTTCCTCTGCTTTGACCTACTTCAGATGATCCGCACGATCTGCTCCCAGAGCAGGATGTGCTTTTCGTCAATGGCTTTGTTGTCGTGATAATGGCCGAACAGCCAGTAGTGATATTTTGCTCTTTCCTGCACCTCCTGCAAGAAATCCGTGAGCCGGTCCGCCTCGTTGTGACGGGTCCCCATGAGGGCGATGCTGGTGGGAGCGCAGTGGGTGATGATGTAGTCCACCTGCCAGCCGACCGCGTCGAGGCTTCGCCGCGCCTCGGCATATTCCTCATCGGAGGGCAGCTCCTGCGCCCACCACGAAATATGGTTGATGCGGTACCTCGCTCTGGGCTTGCGCTGGAGCGTCATGAGCCTTCGCTCAAAATCCGGGGCATCCGGCTCCAAAATCCCATCCTCGATATCATGGCTTTTGGCACCGCCCATGGTGAAGAAGCGGCAGCCCTCCAGCTCGAAGATCTGGCCGCGCATCAGGTGCAGAACATGGGGACGAATGCGGTGTACCTTGCCGCCGTGCCACTCCGCCACGGCGTATCGTTCCAGCGCGTCATAGTTTTCGTGGTTACCGCAGACGAAGGCCAGTGTGAAGGGCAGGCGTTCCAGCCAGTCCAGCGTTTCATCGTCGCGGCTGTCGCCAAACCACACGCCGCCGCAGTCTCCTGCGATGATGACCGTGTCATCCTTCGTCATGTTAGCTTGCTCCGGGAAACAATCCGATTGGAAACGCCGGAAGTTTCCGTGGCAATCGCCAGTTACATAAATCATATGAATTTCCTCCTCTTAGGTTGGTCTACGGTCTGTTCGATTTCTACGCCGTTGCGGAAAGTGACCTTGATGCGGTTACCCGTCAGGACGGTGACCTTTTCCAGCATCTGATAGACCACGCCATCATCCCACTCTGTGATTCCCACAGTCGCCGCGGTCATTGCCGAGGCTGCCGCATGGATACGACGGCTGATCTGTTCCTGTTCCTGCCGGATACCGAGGATTGCCGCCTTGCGGCGCTTCAGTTCCTCCATCGTGGTGGAGATGGTGCGAAAGCGCTCGGCGTATTCGTCCGCGTCACCATTTGCCGCTTCTGCCAGAAGCGTATCGAATTGTTTGCCCAACTCTGTGACCGCTCGGTCGATATCTCCAAGGCTCATGCTCTCACCGGGAATCGGCGCCAATTCCTGCTCCATCGCATCTACAAGCTGATCTGCCAGAACCTTACACCCTGACATGGATGCATTGATGGCTGCCAGCACCGCCTGCTGAAGCGGCGATTCGTCCAGCGTCGGAGATTCTTTGCAGTATTTCTTTCCATAGTCCAAGCGGCTGCTGCAGCGCCACACGGCTCGTTTCTCACCGTGCTGTGTCCACACCACTCTGCGGTACGCCGTACCGCACTCGCCGCAGAACAGCAGACCGCTGAGCGCGTATTTGCCGCTGTAACGGCTCATGCCGGTCGGAGCGCTCTTTTTCGTGCTGTTTGTCAATGTTTTGCGCCGTGCCAATTCCACCTGCACGGCATCGAATCGGTCCCGTGGGATAATGGCTTCATGGTGGTTCTGAATCAGATACATAGGAAGCTGTCCGGTATTTTTGATAACCTTTTTACTGATACAATCCTGAATGAATGTTTTCTGGAGCAGGACGTCACCGCAGTATTTTTCGTCAGAGAGGATCGTCCGCAGATTAGAAGTTGTCCATTCCATTGTTCCTGCCGAATTCTTGAAGCCGCCGGATTCCAAGGCCTCCTTGATGCTGCGCAGTGTCTGGCCGGATAAGTACATCTCATAAATTCTTCGGACCGTTTCCGCCTGCTCCGCATTCACCACCATCTCACCGTCAGGGTTCTTTTCATAGCCCAGCAGGGTCTTGTACTGGATATTCGCCTTTCCCGTTCGCATCGCCTGATGCTTGCCCCACTTAACACGGGAGGAGATGCCCTCACTTTCGGACTGTGCGAAGGCACCGTGGATGGTGATCAGGAACTCGCTTTCCGGGTAGATGGAGTTGATATTCTGCTCCTCAAAGATGACCGGGATGCCCATGCCGCGCAGTTCGCGGGTATAGTTCAGCGTGTCCACGGTATTACGGGCGAAGCGGGAGACGGATTTGGCAAGGATCATGTCGATTTTGCCCTGCCTGCACTGGCGGATCATGCGCAGAAAATCCTTGCGCTTGCAGGCGGAAGTGCCTGTGATGCCTTCATCCGCGAAAATATCCGCCATCGTCCAGTCGGGGGTTGCCATGATTTTTTCCGTGTAGTATGCTTTCTGGTTTTCGTAGCTGTTGAGCTGCTCGTCCTTTTTCGTGGACACGCGGCAGTATGCGGCTACCCGGAGATTTTTCTTCTTTTCCTGATCCTGCGGCGATTCCTCCTTTGCGGGAATCACGATGACCTTCGGTTCAGGGCGGGACTGCGTCATGTATCATCACACTCCTCTAAGACTTGATTGTTTTTCAGCAGGACTTTGACTGTCTTACTGTCATAGGTGATTTTTCGGATGCTCTGCCGCAGGAGGTTTGCGTCCAGCTCCCACAGCTTTGCCTGCGAACCAAAGATGCGGCGGAGCCGGTGTGATTCATATTCCTCCGTTTTGACACTCGCCAGCTTTAGAGACGCGACCTCCAAGGCTTTTTGCCGCGCGGTGTCCGCATCTACAGGTGGTGTCTGTAGCAGCGTGTTCAGTTCCTGCTGGAGCCGCCGGATATCTTCTGTGGTGGGAACACCGGATGTTTCTATCTTGATGATCTGCGGATCGTCGACCATCTGATTCAGTATCTTGAGGACTTTTCGTGCAACGCTGTCGGGTACGGTGCCGCCGCACAGCTTGCGTAACTCCTTTTGCGCAGGTGTCTGCTTATACTCGGGGCACATCTCTTTCCTGCGTTCCTGGGCGGCGTGGAATTGCTCCGTTGGGATGAGCGCCGGGAATTCTTTCTCACCGATATACCGGTCATCCTCCAGAATTCGCGCCACCATATTTTTGTTCCAGGACTTGTCCTCATCGTAGGGAACATCCTCTGTCTGAAGCTGTTCGGCAAGCTGCTTGAAGGAGACACCAGCAAGGTATTGCAGGTAGATGCTCCGCACCGTTTCCGCCTCCTGAGGCTGCGGCACGATCTCGCCGAGCTTCATTTTATAGCCGAAGGGCTGCTTTCGTTTTCCCATTATCTCCGTGTCCTTTCTATTTTTTCTGTGACCTCCAGTCCATTGAGAAGGCGGAAGCGCAGTGTTTCATTGTCCACGACCACGATTTTCTCGATCATATCGCTGAATAGCTGCTCATCGAAGTCATCCAGCCAGTCCGGTCCGCTTTCGAGCACATCCAGCAGATCCTGTGTTTGTTGGATGGTGTGATCCTCCTCAGACCGTAGGATGCGCTCCTTTTGGAGTTTCAGTTCCCGGAGGCGCTCTGCAAGCTGATTGCTGCGGGATATAAAAATGTCAGGATCGACCACTCCCTGCTGCTTGAGCTGGGCCAGAAGTCGTTCCTGACTGGCGATATCCGATATTTGTTTGTTGATCTCCACGATGTTTTCGCTCCAGAGGAGACTGCCGGTTCTGGCGGCGTAGAGGTCAGAGATGAGTTGGGTGAGAATGCTCGTTCCATAATGTTTAAGATTGTAATATACATGGAGGAATGCGTTTTTCATCTGTTCCTCTGGAACCTGCGTATTGGGGCAGGCGGTGATAGACTTGTCGTGTCTGCGACACGCCCAATTTACAGAGCCACCACAATTTTTCCTTTTGCAGAGTGTGCCGCAGTGACCGCACACGACTTTACGCGCAAAAGCGTGGGGGACATCTGACCGTGGATGAATCGCGGCACTTCTCTGTGTCAGAAGTTCCTGCACCTTTTGAAAAATCTCTCTACTGATGATTGCGGGATGAGAATCTATCACAAGATACTGTTTTCGTTCGCCGTGGTTGATTTTTTGCTGCCGAGGAAAGCTGCGTGTGGTATATTTCTTTTGAGACAGAGAATCTCCGGCGTATTTTTCGTTTTGCAGTATGTACTGGATGGAGGTCAACTGCCAATATTGAGTGCCGTCCCGCGTTGGACAGCCCAGCGCCGTGATTTCCTTTGCAATATTCTCCATACTGACACCTGCAAGGTAACGGTCGAAGATATGTCGGATGATTGACGCTTCATCCTCTTGAATCTCCAAATGATCTTTAACGAGCCGATAGCCATAGGGCGCTTTGCAGGTGGAAAATCTCCCTTTGCTCATTCGGACTCTGTAGCTCCACCGCACCCGTTCGGAGATAGCCTCGCTCTCCCGCTGGGCCAGTGCCGCGAACATGGCGATAAGAACTTCGCCGGACACCTGCGCGGTGTCAATGTTTTGCTCCTCAAAGTAGACGCTGATGTTGAGAGACTTCAGTTCCCGTACAGCCGCCAGACTTTCCTTGGTATTCCGGGCGAAGCGGGAGGAAGATTTCACAAGGATGCGGTCGATGCGCCCTTTTCGGCAGTCCTCCATCATCCGTAGGAAGTCATCCCGCTTGTCTATGGACGTGCCGGTGATGCCCTGGTCGGCATATATGTCTGCCAACTCCCAATCAGGGTTGTCTGTGATGAGTTTGGAGAAGTAGGCATTCTGCGCGGCAAAGGAGTGTTCTTGATCCTTGGAGTTGGAACTGACACGGGTATACGCTGCCACGCGGAGTTTTCGTGCGGTTTCCTGATTCGCTGCCGGAATCGTAATGACCCGCGGAGCCATCGCCAGAGAACCGTTGGTTTTCTCCTTATCACTCATTCCTTTGCCACCTCCTTCGTCAGCAACACACAATACCATAAACCATCCGCAAAAGCTATACCTAAAAGCGAAGAAATCAAAGAGAAATAATAATGTCCGCGCCAAGCTGTACCCTCAGCCGCGCGGCGATTTTTTTGGCTTCACTGCCGCTGACGAGACCCTGCTCCCGCAGGCTGCGAAGCATGGTGACAATGCCGAGATAATCTGCGTTTGGATTCATTCGGATTCCTCCTTTTGTGATTTGATTTGAATGATAATGAAAACTCCCAAGCCCACTTTTACAAATGGGTTTGGGAGTTTTCGTTATGGTTTTTTATGGGATGATCTCAATGCTGAAAACATCCGCGATGGGAATACACTGCCGATCCGTCATCTGGATCACGCCGTTGACCGCGTCGATCCGCTTGACCTCTCCGGTGACAGTTTGGTAGCTGCCGCCGTTCTTCCGTTCATCCGGCACAAAGTAGGTGATGGACGCCGTGGGCCTGCCGGGAAGTAACTCCTGGAGACGCTGCAATTCCGCATCCACACGCGTCATTTCGTATTCGTCCAGTTCCGTGCGCTGATCCGTCAGCCGCCCGGTTTCCGCAATGGCGGCGCTGTGGCCGGTCAAGGCGGCAAAGGGAGAGAACTGCGCCGCACGGTCATAGAGGGACATCCGCGGATGTATTGGCGAATCCGGATGGGGCAGACGAATGATGTCATCGTATTGTCCGCTCATGCCTTATGCCCTCCGATCTGCTTATTCCGCTCTTTGGCAGTAGCGCCTTTCAGATAGCTTCCGCCATTCAAAATGGCGTTTTTGCCGAACTTCTTTTTAATGTCGAGCATGGCTTCCTGAATTTTGCGTTCCCGTTTCAGTTTAGCTTCTTCCTCCTGCAGCCGCTGCTCCTGCACTTCAACGTTGTCAAACAGATTGAACTGCACTGGGGCTTCCGGCTCCTGCTGTACCGTATCTTCGCCCACCAGCCGATTGGCGGTGATGGTAAGTCTCCGAATAGACAGCTTTGAATTGACCTTTGCGTCATAAACGCCAAGAACGGCGTCCGTGATGCTCCGGGCCGAAGAGGTCTTTCTCGGCAGGTTTGCTGTTCCGTGGGTGTGCTTGGGGATCTTTCTGCCATAGCGGTCTGTCACGATCTCGCCGTGGTAGCTACCGCCAGTGGTGTTTTCAATGTCATATCCCACTGTCAGAGTCAACTGATCCGTTACCAGCTTCTTTTCCAACAGATCCAGCGCGACGGCTTCCGCCATCTCCCGTACAACCAACCGTGCTTTCTCAAAGGAATACGGGCATTGGAGAACCTGCCCGGAGCAGATGCTGTTCGTTTCCGGCCGGTATGCCTTGATATCCTGCATCCGGCACGGCTCCCAGCCCCATGCGTGGTCGATGAGGAGTTCAGCGTTGATGCCGAACATCCGATAGAGCAGTTCTTCATTGTAGTA